ACAAATAGCATTGTCATTGAGCCGCCTCAGGAGATGAATCCTTCGGACGCAGAAAAGGACGTGGTAAGCGATGAGCACGATTTCGCAGAACCTTGAACGGATTCGCACAGCAGTCTATGGCGTAGAAGTTCGAGATGCGATTCACGACAGTATCGAGCAGTGTTACAGCGACGTAACCAATGCGAAGACGCTTGCTGATGAATCGCTTGCCAATTCGAATACAGCACTTGCAAACGCTAATGCTGCTGCCGAAAATGCAAATACCAAAGCGACAGCTGCGCAGGAAGCGGCCAATCGTGCCGACGACAAAGCTGGCGAAGCCGATACGGCAACGAAGAACGCCGATACGGCGGCCAAGAGCGCGAACGATGCAGCACTGAATGCGATGGCGGCGATTCAGAATGCTCAGCTTGCGACTGACAACGCCAATGACGCAGCGGATGCAGCGAATACGGCTAAGAGCGCCACCGAAATGGCTACGGCAGACGCCAACAATGCCACGAAAAACGCTAACGAAGCTACTGCGAATGCAAATTCCGCAAGGGATTCCGCAAACAACGCAGCTGCGAATGCCAATGTTGCCGTTACAAACGCGAATACGGCAATTACCAATGCAAACGCTGCTGCTGCGAATGCGAATGAAAAGGCAACGCTTGCTGAAAACGCAGCATCGAACGCGAATGACAAAGCGACCACGGCGAATAACGCCGCTAACGTCGCAAACACCGCTGCCGACAGAGCGAATACCGCCAGAGATTCGGCTAACAATGCAGCCAATGTGGCCAACACTGCTGCTGAGAATGCCAACGACGCTGCATCCGCAGCTAATACAGCTGCTGCCAATGCAAACACGGCTCGCGATGCTGCCAATGCTGCCGCATCAAAGGCGGATACTGCTGCATATGATGCCGGACTGGTTGCAGACGACTGTAAGACGGCAACGTATAACGCGACGTCTTCGGCATCGAGCGCAAATACCGCTGCGGGCAGAGCGAACACGGCTGCTGCTTCTGTTGAAGGGATGACCGTTACTTCGGAAAGCGTTGGTCCGGACGATCTGGCTGAGGCCGTGATTACGGATGTTAATGGTCACAAGAACGTTCACTTCCGACTGAAGCAGGGTAAGACTGGTTCGCCCTACATTATCAAGGGCAATGCATTCACTTCCCTCAGCGAATTGGAAGCAACGATCACGTCTCCTGAGATCGGCGATCAGTACAATGTCGGCACAAGTGCGCCGTACAACGTGTATCGCTGGACTGGTACGAGATGGGAAGACCAGGGCTCGATCGGTATCAATATTGTTCCCATCACGATGGACGAAATCAAAGCGATTTGCGTATAAGGATGGTGAAACAATATGGCAAGTTATCTTGATAAGGACGGACTGTCCGGTTTCTGGAAGGAGATCATCAAGCCGTGGCTCAACAAATTCGTCGAAAAGATTGAAGGCAAAAGTCTGAGCACGAATGATTTCACCGACGAGTATGTCGATGATATCGATACTCTGAAATCTAATGTGTCTGCCCTTCAGACGACGAAGGTGGACAAGATTTCGGGCAAGGGTCTGAGTACGAATGACTTTACTACCGCTTATAAGGATCAGGTGGACGCCAATAAGGCGGCGATTACTGGTCTGACTGATAGTAAGGTGGATAAGGTTACCGGCAAGGGGCTGAGCACAAACGACTTTACCACCGCTTATAAGGATCAGGTGGACTCCAACAAGTCGGCGATTACCGGTCTGACGGAAGATAAGGTGGACAAGGTTGAAGGCAAAGGTTTGAGCAGCAACGACTTTACCACTGAGTACAAGAATCAGGTGGACACCAACAAGTCCAACATCTCTACGCTCCAGAGCGGCAAGGTGGATAAGGAAAATGGCAAGGGTCTGAGTACGAATGACTTTACGGACGAGCACGTTTCGCGACTCGAAGCGCTTGAGAACGTGGAAGGTCCCAGCGTTCATGCTCATCGTACAACTTTCCGCGGAAAATATCTTGGCACTTCTTTAACCGATGCTCAGAAGACCGCCATTCAGAATGGAACATTTGACGACATTTTCCTTGGTGACTACTGGACGATCGATGGCGTTAATTATCGTGTTGCCGACTTCGATTACTTCTATCGCTGTGGTGACGAAGATTTCACAAGTCATCATCTTGTCGTCGTGCCGGATAAATGTCTGTACACCGCTCAGATGAACAGTTCGAACGTTACTACCGGAGGCTATATCGGTTCCGCTATGTATACGTCGAATCTGGCAACAGCCAAGTCGAAAATCACGGCTGCTTTCGGCAGCGCAGTGCTGACGCATAAGGATTATCTGACGAACGCTGTTTCTAACGGTTATCCGTCCGCTGGCGCGTGGGTGGCATCTACGGTTGAGCTGATGAATGAAGTGATGGTGTACGGATCGGCTTTCTTTACGCCGAGAGGAAACGGATCTACCATTCCGAATCTGTATACCACGGGTAAGATGCAGTTTGCGCTGTTCCAGGCAGTTCCGAATTTCATCAATATCAGAGAAACGTACTGGCTGCGTGACGTTGTGTCCTCGGCGGGCTTCGCTTATTGCAGCAGCTATGGCGGTGCGGGCTACTCCGGCGCTTCTAACTCTTTTGGCGTTCGCCCGTACTTCTGCATTGGTTAACCAAAATCCCGGGGGCCTTGTGCCCCCTTTATCATTTTTAGAATAGGAGGAAAACCGATATGAATGATATTTACCGTATTGTCCTTGCGGATGGCACAGAAATCAACGATCTTCGCCTGAATGGCAACAATTTTGTCAGCGACGATCCGATTGATTCAGCCATTTTTGAGGGCAATCTTTCGCCGGTTACGATCTATCATGGTCTTGTTCCGGAAGTTCATGAGCATATGGAGCTTGTACAGGTCACCCAGATGCATCGTGAATATTGGTTCGTCCTTCGCGATATTACGCCCGAGGAGCTTGCTGCCATGCAGGTTCGCGCGGATATCGACTTCCTTGCGATGATGACCGACGTCGAGCTGTAAGGGAGGGAAACGTCATGAGTCCGAAGTATGAGATGGTCAAGAGTTACTATGACCGTAAGCTGTGGAACAAGAGCCGTGTGAAGGCCGCTGTGGTTAAGGGCTGGATCACGGAGGAGGAATATGAAATGATTACCGGCGAGGCGTACAGCGCGTGAGCGTACTGGCAGCTAAACGCAGAGAAAGCCGGTTTGAAGCCATTGCATATTCTTGCGAGCTTCACGATATGCTGATTGAATTCATGCATAGAGGTTTCGGCGTCAAGGATGTGGATCAAGTCGTTCGGCTGAAGTATGCCAGAGGGCATATCGACAACGAGGACTTTGGATATTTCCGATTTCTGATGCATAACAGCAAAATGCGGATCGATCAGCTATGCGCGCAGCTCACCAGCAATGTCCGTGCGGCCAATTCCATTTACGCGACGTCCATATCCGAATATGAAAAGAGGCGCGAGTATCAGAATACTGCAATCATCAATTGTGAGCAGATGATTAAAGAGCTTCAGCATATTGTGGACGTATTCGAAGTGGACATCAACAAGTATGGCCGCTATATCCAAGCAATCGATCGAGAAATCGATTTGATTAAACGTTGGCGTCGTCGGGATAATAAAATCAAGGCATATTTACAGGGCAGTACCTGATGCACGTTGTGTCCTCGACGAACTTCGCTAATTGCAACAACAATGGCAATACGAACAACAACAACGCTTCTAACTCTAATGGCGTTCGCCCGGATTCTTCGCTTAACCAACGAAGAAGGAGGTGCTGTCCGTTCCTTGTTCCACAAGGATAAATGACAAAGCCCAATGCGATTTACTACGGTAAGTATCGCTTACGCGGTGAATAAAGTTATGTCTTATGAAGAGATTGTCTGTGACGCCAACAACCTATATTCGGCTTATCTGGCCTCGATCAAAAGTAGCAAATGGAAAGAGCGCAATCAGAAATTTGCGATGAACTATCTCAGACATATCTTTGAGATTCAGAGCGATCTTCAGAATCGCACACTGAGCAATTCTCCTGCGCAAGAATTCACACTGCACGAAAGAGGCCGGATAAGACCGATTACAAGCATCCCCATCAAAGACCGCATCGTTCGTCATGTGCTATGCGACGAAATCCTGATGCCGGTCATTCGGAATCATGTTATTTATGACAACTGCGCTTCTCTTAAGGGACGAGGCATGAGTCAACAGAGAAAACGCTTTGAAATCCACCTTCGCAAGTATTACAAGAAATACGGAAATGAGGGATGGATACTGCTTGGTGATTTCTCAAAGTTCTATGACAACATTCCACATGACAGGGCGAAGGAAGAACTCCTCAAGCTCTTTGACCACGACGAGTTTCTCACATGGCTGCTTGATCTCATTTTCGATGGATTCAAAATAGATGTCTCCTACATGACAGATGAGCAATATGCGAACTGCATGGAAGACGTATTCAATAAAAATGAATACCGGAAGATCGATAAAGATCTCCTCACCGGCGAAAAGTGGATGGCAAAATCCGTCAACATCGGCGATCAACTGTCGCAGATTATCGGAATTTACTATCCGCACAAAATCGATAACTATGTCAAGACCGTACGCGCTCAGAAATTTTACGGGCGGTATATGGATGACTGGTATATCATGAGTCCGGATAAGGAGGAACTGATCGATCTTCTTACTCATATCGAAGAAATTGCGAAAGAGCTTGGTATTCATATCAATATGAAGAAAACGAGGATCGTAAAGATCAGCAGCGTGTACAAATTCCTTCAGGTGAAATACAGCCTGACAGAAGATGGAACCGTGATTCGAAGAATGAATCCCAATCGCGTTACCGATATGCGCCACAGGCTCAAGAAGCTGGCAAAGAAGATCGAAAGCGGCGAGCGGGAGTACAAATGCGCTGAGGAGATGTTCAGGAGCTGGATGGGCAGCTTCTATAAACTGATGAGCCGCAGGCAGCGGGAAAACCTCATTGCCCTTTACGAAGATCTATTTGGGATGCGGATCACGATCGTAAAGAAGAAAATGATCTTTGAACCGATATAAATACGACGATACGGAGGTGCGAAAGATGGACACCGAAGAATTGACTCGAAAAGTTATTGCGCTTGACGAGGTGTCGGTACGCCATACTGAGCAGATTAAAACCTGCTTTACCCAGATTGCCGAGACAAAGAGTGTTACCGACAGCGTATACAAACTCGCTACTACGGTTGAAATTCTCGCTCTTGAGTTGCAGTCTACCAACAAGGAACTCAAATCTACCAATGTCAAGATTGACAAGGTATCAAATGAAGTTGAAGAAATCAAAGAAAAACCGGCTAAGCGCTGGGACAATCTCATCACGCTGGTGATCACCGCGATTGTGACGGCTGTGATGACGTATTTCCTGACGAAGCTCGGTATGCAGTAAAGGAGAAAACCACCATGGAGAAGATGAAGGCTATGCTGAGCCAGCCGATGGCCGGCAAGACCAATGATGAAATCGTTGCAACTCGTGAGAAGGCGATTGCTGCGCTTGAGGCGCAGGGTTACGAGATCGTGAACACGCTGTTTACCGACGAATGGTACGGTAAGGAAGCGATGGAAGCTCGCGGCGTCGTACAGATTCCGCTGTGTTTCCTGGCTAAGAGCCTTGAGAATATGAGCCTGTGTCATGCGGCTTATTTCTGCAAGGGTTGGGAAAATGCCCGTGGCTGCCGAATCGAGCATGAAGCAGCGAAGGCATACGGCCTGAAGATTCTTTACGAAGAGTAAGGGGGAATACTCATGAATATGTCGAATAAAATGTACGATACGCTTAAGTGGATTGCGCAGTACCTGCTTCCGGCAATCAGCGCCCTGTATGCGGGTCTGGCTCAGATCTGGAATCTGCCTTACGGGGTGGAGATTGCCGGTACAGTCGCCGCGATCGATACGTTCCTCGGTGTGATGCTGGGTATCAGCACCGCACAGTACAACAAGGCTCAGGCGGCCCAGCAGGTTACTGCGAATAATGGCTGATAGATGTAGTTAAATGGGGTAGAAAGTAGGCTACTCCTACATTACTTCTACATTTTTGCTGTTATAGCCTATATTTTACTAGGTTTCCCGTTTCGGTTTCCCAGGCTTTGAACAAGTGATTTTACGGAAAAATCCAGTAAAATAAGCATTTTT